TAAAGAAATATTTGAATGGATATTAATGTATATACCTAAATTTTACCAAGTAATATGGGAATACCCAGAAAGAGGCAAATCACGGATAAGAAGCGGGGGAAATATAGAAGATACAAGTACACATACTGTAAATTCATGGGTTCATATAGCTTATGTTCATGATGATTTTAAAAATCTTATTAGCTTAGCATCTGAAACTCAAAACATTCACCAAATTTATAAAAAACACCATACATCAAGGATGGGTATATACACACATCATTTAAACCCAGGTCAATTTGATACACTTGTCCCTTTAACTATACAAACACCAAGTTTAATACCATAAAATATGGAAAAATACACACCAAAACCCCCAAATTTATACGATGGAAATCAAGTAGTAATAAATTCAGACAGATTATTATTTAATGCTAAAACAGACAGTATTTTATTGTTTTCAAATGAAGTTATAGGTTTTAGTACTAATGGAAGTTTTCATTTTGATACCAGTGATGACGATGAAAGTAAATTTATTATAAATTCACCTAATATTTATTTAGGATTAGATCTTAAAAAACTCCCAACAGAACCAGCAGTTTTAGGAAACGAATTACATGATTTATTACATAAAATATTAGACACAATATATTCACTAACAGCAGATATAGAATATAAAGTATCATATATAGTAACAACTCCAGGGGGACCAACAGGATTAAATCCTGCTAATGCTGGGGCTTTATTAGAAACTCGTAATCGAATTAAAAAATTGGTAAAACAAATAGGGGTAATAAAAAGTGATATAACAAAAATAGCATAAAATGTCTACACAATCAATAAGAAGTATAATAACAAATCAAGTATCACAAATAATATCTAATGGAAAAGACCAAATTGAAGAAGAAGGTAGAAAAAAAATAGATGAATTAAAAAACGAAATACCTACAAATCCCCAAGAAATAGTAGAAAAATTAAAAGCAGATATAAACCCAAATACATGTAGTAAAGAAGGAAAAGAAAAATTTGATAATAAAATAAATAATGAATTAAATAAACTTCAAAAATTAGAAGAACCTTTATCAAAATCTCAACAAAAATTAACAAAACTTTATGATAATCTATCAGATATATTAAATGAAGGTGGGGCAGTTGGAGTAATAAACACAATATCAGAAGCTTTAAAACCAATAACGGATGCATTAAATAAAGTAATAGCCGTTTCTCCCGCTGCTTTAGCTTCTCAAGTATCAGTAGGAGGAGTAGGAGCTATTAATGGTTTAATAATAGCACAATTAATAGATAAGATTGATTTTGGAAAAGCTAAGGTAAGAGAAATATCAGGATTAATAAATAGTATTCCTAATATGCTTAATTTTTATAAAGATCAAGCCCAAGAAGTTGTAGATAAAATTCTAATATTAAAAAATAAAATCGAAGCATTAGAAAATCAAATAATAAAAATAAAATTATTTATATTAACTTTAAAATTACAATTTGAAAAAGATTGTGCAGATTTAAATTCACAAGGCAATACAGGAACTCAAAATACTGGAGAACCTGGAAACACAACAGGATTAAATCCAAATAATTTTTCTTCTCCCTCAATAGATGATATAAAAAACATAGCAGAAGAACTTTATGGAAATATATTAGATGATTTAATAAAACAAGGAAACACTAAAGCAATAGAAAGAATATATACTATTACTAAAGAACTTACAGAAGGATATAATATTAGTTTTAAAGTAATAAAAATATAAGAAATAGATAAACTTTATATTTATAACAAACACAAACAAACATGAAAGCAAAAACATTTGAAAATTTAATAAGAAAAGTAGTTAGAGAAGAAATCGATTATTCATTACGTAGAGAAATTAAAACACTTAAAGAAGATTTACGTGATGAATTAAAACCAACAATAGTAGAACACACTGAAAATTTAGTAGAAATTCCAGAAGCAACAAAATCTTCTTTAAAAGAAAAAATTATGGGTATTGAACCTATTAAAAAACCAAATCATCAACCTCAAAATTTTACATCTAATTCATCCTTAAATGATCTTTTAAATGAAACAGCAATGGGTGATACAAATGTAGAATCAGCAAATTCACCTGTAAGTTTATCTTCACCTTTTGGATCAGGAGCCCCTTTACCAATGGACACAGTAGGAATGCCTAAAGAAGTAGCAGAAGCAGTAACAAGAGATTATAGTGGTTTAATGAAAACAATACTTAAGAAAAAATAAACACTGATGCCTTTAGTTAATTCCATATCAAGAAGAAATCCATTAGATATAAATAATGATATAACTATTGGGGTTGCACTACCTTTAGATGAAACAAATATGTTTAAAGGTACTGAAACTACCTCAGAACAATCTAAAACAAATTTATTAAGTCTTTTATTAACATATCCTGGAGAAAGAATAAATTTACCTAATTATGGTATAGGTTTAAAAAAATTAATATTTGAAACTAATGTAGATTTACCTGCATTAAAAGATAAAATAGAAAAACAAGTAGAATTTTATTTACCTAATTTAAATATAAGAGATGTAAGAACTACACGCTCAGAAGACAAACATACTATATTTATCAGTATAACATATAGTGTTAGATCAACAGGAATAACAGATACTATTCAAATAACTTATAACTAATGGCATATACAAAAGTATCAAATAAAACACAAGATAAAGACGTTAAATATTTAAGTAAAGATTTTAATAGTTTTAAACAACAACTAACAGAATTTGCTGAAATATATTTTCCTAATAATTTTAATGATTTTAGTGAAGGTAACCCAGGAATGATGTTTCTTGAAATGGCGGCTTATGTAGGAGATGTATTATCTTTTTATACAGATACTCAATTAAGGGAAATATTTTTACAATTAGCTGAAGATAAAGAAAGTTTATATAATTTAGCTTATTCTTTAGGATATAAACCAAAAAATAGTACAGCAGCTTCTGTTACATTAGATGTATCTCAATTAGTCCCTTCAAAATTAATAAGCGGATCTTATGAACCTGATTATGATTATGCTTTAAATATAACAGCTAATTCTACTTTTGAATCAATAGAAGACGCATCATTTTATATAACTCAAGATGCAGATTTTAATTTTTCATCTAGTTATGATCCTACAACAGTAAGTATATTTAATTATGATAATTTAGATAATCCAGAATATTTTCTTTTAAAGAAAAAAGTCCCAGCAATATCAGGGGAAGTTAGAACTAAAAATTTTCCTATAGGACCTGTTGAAAAATTTAAAACAATAAGTTTATTTTCAAGAGATTTTTTATCAATAGAATCTATAGTAGATTCAGATGGTAATAATTGGTATGAAGTACCTTATTTAGCTCAAGATACTATTTTTGAAGAGGTTACAAATAATGCTGCTAATGATCCAGATTTATTTCATTATAATGCACAAACTCCTTATCTTTTAAAATTAAAAAAAACAACAAAAAGATTTATAACAAGAATTAATCCTAATGATATTATAGAAATACAATTTGGATCGGGGATAAGTGATAAAGCAGATGAAGAAATTATACCAAATCCTGATAATATAGGCTTGGGAATTAAAGATGGAAGAAGCAAATTAGATTTAGCTTATGATCCATCAAACTTTTTATTAACTAAAACTTATGGAGAAGCCCCATCAAATACAACTTTAACAGTAAGTTATTTAATGGGGGGAGGATTAAAATCTAATGTAAATTCAAATACAATAGTAAATAAAGGAGTATTAGATATAAATAATAAAACGGGTATAAATACTTCAATGTTAAGTTTTGTTAAAAATTCTATAGCAGTAACAAATTTAGAACCAGCAAGAGGAGGGGGATCTGGAGATACAGCAGAAGAATTAAAAATGAATATTTCAGCTAATTTCGCAGCTCAAAATAGAACAGTAACAAAAGAAGATTATATTATTAGATCTTTAAGTTTATCTCCTAAATTAGGAAGAGTAGCTAAAGCATATATTCAACAAGATGACCAATTATCCCCACTAACAACAGAACCAAATCGTATACCAAACCCATTAGCTTTAAATTTATATACTTTAGGATATGATCAAAATAAAAGCTTAACCACTCTAAATACAGCCACAAAAACTAATTTAGCAACTTATTTAGAACAATATAGAATGTTAACAGATTCTATTAATATTAAAGATGCATTTATAATTAATTTTTCTTTAGATTTTATAATAACTACATTTAAAAATTATAATAATCAAGAAGTACTATTACAATGCATTACAGAATTAAAAAATTATTTTAATATAGATAAATGGCAAGTTAATCAACCTATTATAATTTCAGAAGTTGAAAATCTAATAGGAGGGGTAAAAGGAGTACAAACTGTAGAAGATGTAACATTTACAAATAAAAATGGAGAAAATTTAGGATATTCAATTTATAAATATGGGTTTAAAAAAGCTACTTTAAATGATATAATTTATCCTTCAATGGATCCTAGTATTTTTGAATTAAAATACCCTAACGCAGATATTAAAGGAAAAGTAACAACATACTAATATGGCATATTATTTTTTATTCCCCGAAAGTGACACAACAATTTATAGTCACCCTGACAGATCAGAAATGAACACAGGAAAAGATGAAATCTTAGAAATTGTAAAAGAAAGAGGATCTACTAATCAAAAATTATATCCTTCAAGAATTTTAATCAAATTTAAAAATGAAGAAATACAATCAATAATCACTGATTCTATAACCCCTACAGTTTTTAATAATGGTGTAAGTAAAGTCAATTTACAACTAACATCAACAGAACCTAAAAATCTAACATCAACATTAAATGTAGTAGCTTATGCTGTATCTCAATCATGGAATGAAGGAACAGGAAGATATTTAAATTTACCAACAAGTTCTAATGGGGTTACATGGAATTATAGAGATAATTCTATAAATAAAACAAAATGGACTACAGGTAGTTTTTCTTCAGCTACAACAGGATCTTTAGTAAGTGCTTCAGTATTAACCCCTGGGGGAGGAGTATGGTATACAGGTAGTGGTTTTTATGCACCACAACAATTCTTAACAGGAGATAATTTAGATTTAGATTTTGATGTAACAACAATCATTCAAAAACATAGTGCAAGTTTATTTGCAAATTCAACATACCCTACAGGAATTGAAAATTATGGATTTATAATAAGAAAACCAGATGATGTAGAAAACCATATATCTACTAGTTTTGGTGATTTACAATATTTTTCTGTGGATACTCATACTATTTATCCTCCTAAATTAGTTTTTAAATGGATTGATAGTGTACATAATTATCAAGGTGAATCTAAAAAAAGTGGAGAATTAAATGTATCTTTATATAGGAATAAAAAAGAATTTAACCAAAATGATGTAGCCACCTTTAGAATTAATGTAAGAGATAAATATCCAACAAGAACATTTACTACATCTTCTAATTATTTAAATGCAGGGTATTTTACAACAAGTTCTTACTATAGCATAAGAGATGCTTCCACAGAACAAGAAGTTATTCCATTTGATACTACTTTTACTAAATTAAGTGCTGATAGTGAAGGAATGTATTTTAAAATATACATGAAAGGATTACAACCAGAAAGGTATTATCGCTTATTATTTAAACATATCAATAATGATGGAACAACAGTTTATGATAACGATTATAACTTTAAGGTTGTAAGATAATGGCAAAACAAGAAATAAAATTACAAAAAGAAGTAATTAGTCCTAAATTAGCTAATAAAAGACATAATAGAAATTTTGAAAATTTAGCTAAATCTCCAAAACCTATAGATAATGATTATATTATAGACACCTATAAGGAGGTTTTTTATAATATTTCAAAAAAAGGAAAATTATCTCATGAATCTATAATAGAAAGAAGTTCTAATTTTTTATATCCCGAAAGAGCATCTATAATAGAAGCAAAAATTGAAACTAGACAAGCAAAATTAAAACTAAAAAATGATCAATTATTCAAATTATCATCTCCTAATGTAAAAGAACACCCAGTTTATCCTGATAAAACATTTATAAAAGTAAATTCACCTAATACTTCAGGTACTAATGTTCAAAACGCCTATATTATGCAAGATGGATTAAAAAGATATTTTGCGAATGATCAATTATTTAATATAGTTAGAAGAGCTTTTGGGCAAAAAGAAGACGATTGGAAAACAGATATAATACATATATCATTAGAAGAAGCTATAAAAATTCCAGATGGAGAAGTAATAAAAACAGCTAAAGATCTTAATAAAAGAGATATAGCTACAATAGATAGAATAGAAGATATACCTTCTGATAATTTAATTATAAGTTGTGTAGGAAGAGAACAAACAGATTATGTAAATAATATAGTAAGTCCTACTAATGTAAATTATAGTATAAATTTAAATGAAGATTGTTCCTTATTAGTAGCTGAAGTATATTATGATGATGATGGGGTAACATTACTTTCTAGAGTTAAAGAAATAAAAATACCAGCAGCAGGAGATTGGAGAGAAGCAGATTATGTACATACAGGATCCCCAATTTCAGTTCCTATGTCTACAGTTCCCGAAATGATTGAACCCGCGTATGGGGATTATTATAGTAATTGGGCTAATAAAGAACCATATAGTAGTTTAGTTTTTGAAGATAGAGATAAAATATGGGGAAAATTTTCTGATGGAACTTATAGAAAATTTCCTTCAATAATAAAAGCAGTTGGTAGAATGTATTATAAAGAAAAACCAAATGGAAATTCAAAAATATTAAATGGGGTTGAGAATGATTATTTACCTGATGTTCCTAATCATGATGGAAGTACTGAATCAGATTATGGTACATCTATAATATATAAAGATTGTAAAAATAGATTTGGACAACCTCGATCTTTTTGCTTTGGGGATTTAAAACAAGATGATTTTATACAAGAAAAAGTTTTTAATAATCCAGACAGTTATTATTATCAAAAAACAGCCTCAGAAGAAATAACATTTGCAGGAGTTACATTAAAAGTTATAGAAGGTAATGTGTATGGTCAACCTATATTTTATAAAGATGATAAATATCAAGTTTTATTAGGAGCTAGACAATTACATATCAAAGCTTTGGGAAAAACTGTATTTAAGGGATCAGTTTCTCTTTTTTATACAGTTACTGATGGAAAATATGACATAGAATGGGAAAATTCAGAAATGGGTGCAGATATTATTGAGGATAAATTATTTGATTATAAAAATGTAAATCGTCACCATATAAAATATTTAGGTCTTCAAGGACATTCCCTTAATCATGGAGGTAGTTTTAAATATAATCCATCTGGTGAAAATGGAACTAATGATGGTTTAACAGATTATATGAAACAATGGCTGTAAATAAAAATACATATAATACCTTACGAGAA